TTATGACGCAAGGTATTTTGATTATTCTGAAGTCGATATGGGAGTTATTAGAAGGTATAATAGGGAACTTACTGCCTCAGAAGTCCTCCAAAACTATAACGCAACGAAAGGAAGATTCGGACTATGAAATATTTTATACAAGAAAACGACTGGGGTAATGGTTTTGAAATTATTTATAGAGAAGATGATTTAGCAGAGGTATCAAATTGGTATGATACCCGTGAAGAAGCAGATGAATTTATTGAAACATTAGAAGATTTAGAAGAATGAGTGCATCAGCTAATCCAGATATTGTAACAGAAAATTTAGTCTTTTGCATAGATAAAGCAGATTCAAAGGTAGATTATTATGATGATCCTGTTGAAAGAGCGCAAGGTATCGCAGCCGATTCTTCTAGTAATAGTACTGTAAACAACTTCGGAAATGGTTCTGTTTCAGATTTTATGAACAACTATTCTCAGATTACTATCATGGCGTGGATCACTAAGAATAGATATCATACTGGATATGCACAACATCCTATAAACAAGTGGGGACCGACAGGAAGTGGCACTAATGGAGCTTCGATTGTCCTTTATCATTTCGGCGATTACAATAGCAATGGAGATGATGGGGAATTTTCTTGGTATGTGGGCCTAGGAGGGAACACTTGGAGAGGGAGTAATCGCGTAACACTAGAAGTTGGTGAAACTGCTTTTTTATGCTATCAATATACTGCAAATACAGGCATGCAGGTTTGGAAAAACGCTAGCAAAATCGGTGGTAGGACTAGCACTGGACAAGGTAATGGAGGAACCACTAGTGATAAGACTCTTACAATATATTCTTCTGATTATTATACCGCTCAAACAGAGCAAGTATTAATGTATGATAGAGATCTATCTGATGCAGAGATAATCCAAAACTACAACGCAACAAAATCAAGATTTAATTTATAATTTGTTGAATTTCTTTTTCTTTGTGTCTATAATTAGGTACATATGAACGAAATTAAACTCACTCTACAAGAGAACGAAGCTAACGCACTTCTTCAACTCATTGATGTCGCAGTAAAGGCTCAAGGTCTTCAGGTTGCTGAAGCAGGATCATTCCTTGCAACCAAGATTCAAGAACAAGCTAAAGCTCAATTACCAGCCCCAGAAGCTCCAGAGGCTCCTGAAACCGAAGAAGAAGCTTAATCATGCGTTTCTCAGGTAAAGAAAAGATTGTTAAAGAAATTCAATCTGAATTAGAATTAACTGTCGATGGCGTTGATGGCCCCAAAACATGGTCAGCTATTGTTGTCGGTCTCCTTGAGGGCAAGGAAGAGAAAGAGCTTATTCAATACGTACAACGAATTCTTCAGGTTGAAGATGACGGTATTGATGGCCCAATCACTTGGAAAACTCTAAAATCTTTACTTGTCGAAGAAGACTTTGTAACTCCTTCCACCTACCAACACGAATCAGAAGACAACGCCGAAGAGCTACTTTCCCCTAATGCTCTTAAGTTGGTTCTTGATTACGAGGTTGGAGGTGGAGAGGGTTATTACAATAAGTGTTTGAAGCGGCCTTGTTGGCCCAAAGGAGCTAGCGGGGTAACCATTGGAGTTGGTTATGATCTTGGTTATAATAGCCAGTCTCAATTTGCAGAAGATTGGGGTGGCAAGATTAGCGACTCTGACTTCAACCGTCTTCGCAAGTGTTTGGGATTCAAGGGAAGCGCAGCGAATGCTAGGGTTGGCTCAGTAAGAGATATTGAAGTGCCTTGGGAGGCAGCTCTAGCTGTGTTTAAAGCAAACACTCTTCCACGCTTCATTAAGCTCACATTAAAAGCATTTCCTCAGGCAGACAAGCTCCATCCAGATGCGTTCGGAGCTTTGGTAAGCTTGGTTTTCAATCGTGGCAGTTCCCTAAAGGGTTCTCGTCGCGCAGAAATGGCTCGTATTCGTGATTTAGTCCCCAGCAAGAATTACGAAGCGATTGCCTTAGAAATCCGTAGTATGAAGCGGATTTGGGCAGGAAAAGGACTCGACGGTCTGTTAAGGCGTAGAGATAAAGAAGCAGATTTGGTTGCTTCTTGTTCATAGATAAAGTAGATAGTACTTGACAAGCCCATCGTATCGAATACGGTGGGCTTGTTAATTAAAGGCATGAGCTTAGAAATTAAAAATATTAATGTCAGTCGCCACGACATCTACGATTACGTATTGGGGTCTAGTGACTATGATCCTGTAGAAAAATGCATTGACCCTACATTGTACGAGACTTACTCTGATTTTATCTTAAAAATAGATGGTCAAGAGTATTTGTACCAAGATGAAGATTACATTTATTTTTACAAAGAAATGTTTAAACTAAAGAGAAAAGCAGTAAACATGAGAACTTCTGAAATCTTGCGCTTATGCGAGGAGATCGAAGAAATTGCTCCAAGTATTGTAAAGTTATGAGACCTTTTGAAGAAAATTTTGCTAAAATGTTAGCTAGAAAATCTATGAAATACGAAGAACTAAGCAAATTAGTATCGCAATGGGGAGAAGAAAAAGGTATTTTCGCTAATTCTACTCCACTCCGTCAACTTGTCAAGACCCAAGAGGAGCTTGACGAAACGAAATCTGCCCTTGAGAAGTTAAATGATTTTGATTATCAGGCTGATTTAATGGAAGATCTTGGTGTTCCGACTCCAAACGAAGAAGATATTCGCGCAGAGGTTAAAGATGGAATCGGAGATATGTTGGTAACTATTATCTTATTGGCTAAGATGGTTGATATGGATAGTGTTGATTGTTTGCAGTCCGCTTATGATGTAATCAAAAAGCGTACGGGCAAGATGGTAGATGGACTTTTCGTGAAAGATAATTAAATGAAAAAAGGAGTAGTATTCGAAGAAAAGAAAAAGGTAAAAAGGAAGGGTGTTCACGCCAAAAGAAAGACATCCAGAAATAAAAATTCAACTAATTATAAAAAACCATATAAGGGACAGGGGCGTTAAATTTCCCTAAAAAAGGGGTTTGTGTAATATAGCTTGCAAATACATTTATTATTATGGAAGCACTTACTCAATTTGTCGAAGGTCAGGTCTGGTTTAACTGGGCTACTGCTGTTATTGCTGCTGCTAGCACATTCGCAGCTTCTACTCCAACCCCCAAAGAGGGATCTATTCTTGCTAAAGTCTACAAAGTCATTGACTTTCTCAGTGTGAATATTGGAAAAGCTAAGGAAAAAGGAGATAAGTAAGACAAACCGTCTATCTTAATCAATAGAATCAGGCCATGAGAGTCATTATTTTGTCTATCATTACGTCTTTTTTTTGTTATGCGGCGATTTCTAATAAAGCCGATTCAAAAGAGGAAAGTAAAGAAGAGTCAAAATAAATCCTTTTTAAATATTTAAAAACCGTCCTACGGGACGGTTTTTTTTTGTTATTTGGTCTTGAATTTCTCAAGCACTTACTTAAAATTAAGTAATGAGCTTAGAGCCTATCATTGATACAGTACAAAAATATCCTAAAGGATGGGGAGAGGAAATTTGGATCGCAAATAATGAGAAGTATTGCGGTAAAATTTTAAATTTTTTTAAAGGTGCAGAGTTCTCCATGCACTACCACATAAAAAAAGAAGAGACTTGGGCCGTCACAAAGGGGAAGCTCCTCTTGAAATACTATGATTTGACTAATGCAGAAGAAAAGCAAAGGACTTTAATTGTAGGAGATACAGTCCACTTGAAGCCTTGTGTGCCCCATAAGCTTATAGCATTAGAAGAATCTTCTGTTTTTGAAGTTAGCACTCAACACTTCGAAGATGATTCTTATAGAGTTCAAAAGGGAAACTCTCAGAAATGAAAAAAATTCTTATTATAGGAGAGAGTTGTTTGGATGTTTTTGTCTATGGTTCTGCTGATAGGCTTTGCCCAGAAGCTCCTGTACCAGTTTTCAGAGGATCTAAGTCGATTGAGTGTTCTGGTATGGCCTCTAATGTCCATAGGAACGTCATAGAATGCGTCAACGACTTAAATGAAGCAGGACTAGTAGATATTTTAACAAACGATAAGGAAGGCTCTAAGATTAGATATATAGACTCCTCTTCTAATCAAATGTTTTTACGTGTTGACTCTGATTCTTACAAAGAGCTCAACAAATTAAAATTGCATGAGGCAAAAATATGGAGTTATGATGCAGTGATTGTTTCTGATTATAATAAAGGCTACTTAACAAACAGAGATTTAAAATATATTGCAGATAATGCTCAAATGTCTTTCTTAGATACTAAAAAGAAATACAACGTAAAGTGGGCTGATTCATTTGACTTTATAAAAATCAACGAAAAAGAATACAGTGAGAATGGCTTTAAGGGTATGGGTATGCAGAATCTTATTGTAACTTTGGGGGCTAAAGGTTGTAGATTCAAGGGGAACAAATATCCTTTGAATTCTGCTGCTCAAGTAAGAGATGTGAGTGGTGCTGGAGATACTTTTCTTGCCGCTTTTGCGACTCATTATTTATTTAATTTAGATTTAGATTTAGCTATTGATTATGCTCAGTTTTGCTGTAGTATCGTTGTAGGGAAATCTGGTACAGCTACAATATGAATCATCCAAAAATAGTTAGCTCAAAAACAATTATTTATCAGGCCCAAATACAGGGTAAAAGGGTGGTCTTTACCAATGGTTGTTTTGATTTATTCCATGCGGGTCATGCTCATTTACTTCAATCTATAAAACAAGAACTTACTGATGATTGTGTGTTAGTTGTTGGGGTAAATGGAGATAAGAGTGTCAAAAAAAATAAAGGCCCAGATAGACCTATTATTAGTCAAGAACAGAGAGCCTTTCTTGTAGCTTGCCAAGAGAGTGTTGACTATGTGTTTATATTCAATGAGAAGACTGTAGAGAGTTATCTCAAACACTTTAAACCTTGGCGTTGGTACAAGGGTGGGGATTACAGTATTACAACTTTAGATCCTGTAGAGAGATTAGCTTGTGGTCAAACAGAAGTAAGATTTATTCCTTTCGCTGAAGATATAAGCGCCACTAAAATTATAGAAAAAATAAAAAAAATATGAAGACTTTTATTGTAGACATCGACGGGACTATTTGCACGGATAGTCGGGGCAGATATGAGTTAGCTCGCCCAATGAGTTCTCGTATACAATACTTTAATGATTTGTATAACAGGGGCAATGAGATTATCTATTGGACCGCTAGAGGAGGCAACTCTGGAAAAGATTGGTCCGAACTTACAAAGAAGCAGCTTGAGGACTGGGGTGTCAAATATACAGAACTAAGAATGAACAAGCCATCATATGATTTTTGGATTGATGATAAGGCTTATAATGGAAATAGGTTCTTTGACGAATTGTATTTTTAGAAGAAAGACTAAACGCCAGAGGATTCACAAGAGCAAGGGGGAACATAAAGAGAATATGTTACATCTCCATTTGATCCCGTACTAGAAGTGACTGTAATCCTATTATCTGGTTGATCTGATTCTTCTACAAAAACATCATGTTGACTTTCACTTGATTCTTGTCCAGAAGGCACGTAAAAAACAATACTATCTCCAACTGTGGAGATATCAAGGATATTGTCTTCTCGTGGATCTTCTAAAAGTTCCCTGAATTCTATAATGTCATTTGCAGATTCAGACGGTGATGCTTTTAAAGGTGCGTGGCCAGCTCCACCTTTTTGCATAAATCCTCTCATCCATAAATGAATGTTATCTCTCACATAGAGCTTTGAAATACTTGGCCCTTCAAGCTCTGCCATGTCAATTTTTATTTTTTTATCTTCACCTGCATATGGGCCTTCTATATTACTTAAATTTTTTAGGTTTATAAAGCCAGTATTTTCTCCTTCTCCTTCTCCTTCTCCTTCTTGCCCAGTGTTGGTATCTTTAGACTTAATTTTAGCTTCTGAGATAGAGCCATTTGCGTCATCAATGGTCATCTCCAAGTAATATGTTTTTTTCTCTGTTTCTGTAATTTTAAATTCTTCGTCTGCTGAGAATGCTTTTCTTTCGCCACCGTTTGCATAATCAAAAACGTAGCCTTCATTAAAATCTACAATGTATCCGTCTTCAGAGCCCGTGTCGATAGAGAATTCAGGCATAAAAGGTTGCGCCTGCAAGACGAAGCTTTCACTGATTTTCTCTAAATATTGGTAATGATAAGTTACTCCAGAAGCCATTATATATGCATTATGTTAATCACTTCTCCATTTTCTCCTAAAAAGTAGAGTTTATCGAAATGATCAAAGTTCTTGTAATTAATACATTTTATTTCTTTTTCTGGGTGATCAGAAGATCTTCCCAAAAAATACTTTTTCCCTCCTGCTTTTAAAGTGCCATCTGGCCAAAGGAATTCTTTTTCTACAAAATAACAATCTTTAAGTTGATTATTGTGCCAAGTTTCGATATAAGCAAATTCGTTATCGAAATCATGTCTTTTAGTTTCGATTTCTAATTTTTTCTTAACTATCGTTTTCACTAAAAGATTTTAAAGATTTTTATATAAAAAATCAAGATCATTTATCTTCTTCTTTATATTTACCTTCTTTTTTCATCTTTTCGATGATTTTCTTTTGGAGTGCAGGAGGAAGTTTTTTCTGCTTTTCTGTTAATTCTCCTTTACTATCATCCATCATCATCGCTCTCATTTTGTCATAAGAAACAGCGCAAGCAGCATAAGTTTGTTTTTCATCCATACTTGCAGTATCTGTAAACATCTTGTCGTCAGATGCACACATACTCATGTATGATTTGTAGACTCCAGCTTCTGCTTCAGAATATTTCTTAGCAATAGTGACTTCCATTTCTCCAGCATCGTTGATGCTGGCCTTCGTTTCTAGGGGGTTGTCCATTTTTGACATAGCTTTTTCATGTTTATAATAATCCAGAGCAGCAGCAATGCTGTGGTCTGATACAGAAATTTTATCTTGCACCCAAGCTTCGACATCTTGATCGTCTGCCAACATATCGTGTAATTCTTGAGCCTTTGTTGCGATTGAATATAATGAACTTTTCACCATGCGACCTTCTTGGTCTTCAGCTTTTGATTCCATGGATTCATCATATTGAGTATAACAAACAGCAACACGTTGTTTATTATCCTTGAATTCTTCCTTGTCTGACAATTCAGAGACACAACGACCTACAAAGTCGTTCTTACTTTCTTCTTTATTTGGAGTTGGTAAAGGCATTGTTCTTTATTATAATACACTAGAAATATTAAATAAATGGAAAAAGTAGTTTTCTTAAATCTGACATTAAATTCCTTCAATCAAAATCACATTTGGAAAAAGTTTTTTGATAATGGAAGAGGTGATGATTTTAATTTGTACATCCATCCTAAAGAGAGGAAGCCCAGTATATTTTCTGATTATTATATTGATAATTTAGTGCCAACAGCATGGGGACATTTTTCATTAGTTGAAGCTACTATAGAGTTAATGAAGTCAGCTTTAGAGGATGATCAGAATGAATATTTCACCTTGATTAGTGACTCGCACTTCCCCCTTTATGATTTAGACACGACAGTAGATTTGATTAAAAAAAGGTATAAAAAAACGACTTTTGCAAAACATTTTAGTTTTCACACAAAAGTTAAAAGTCAAAAAGTTTTTAAAGAGGGCGTTGTTGGCTATGATTTTGGTGAGTATAATGCAGTTTGTCAGTTTTTTGTTTGTCGCAGAAAGGATGTGGAGCAGTTCGTTGAAACTTTTGAATACTGGTCTCAGTTTTTTGTAAAAGAAAAAGTTATTTTTGCTGATGAATTTTATTTTTGGGGAATAGCAAAGCAACTGGGTATGGATTTTGAAATGGGACAAGCTACAACATACTCTGATTGGAGCATCAGGACGAATAATAATGGGACTCAAGACAGAAATCCTAGAGCTTTTAAGAAATTAAGCAAAGGAGAGCTTGACACTTACAGAAAATCTGGTTATATTTATGCGCGGAAGATAATGCCAAACACTTTTGTAATGGCAAATCCGTTTAAATATTGATAAAATATGAAAAATACAGTAGAATTATTGGGGTACTATGGGTCAGATGAAGTAATTGCCTGTTCTGCATGGACATCCACAAGTAGAAAACTAGATGAAAAGAAGCGAAAGAGAATTCCGAAGCTCATCGACATGCTTTGGAGTGAGGGACACGAGACACCCTTTGAAAAGGGCAGTGTCCACTTTCTTGTGGATTGCGATATTGCCTCTCATATTCATTTACTTAAGCATAGAATATCTTCTCTCAATGCTGAAAGCGCGAGGTACAAAGAGCTAAAAGAAGATAAAATTTTTGTCCCTGATGATTGGCCAGAGGCGTGGCAGAATGAATTGATGCTGTATGCGGCTCATGGGAATAAGCTTTATCATGAATGCATAGAAGCTCTTGAGTCTAGACTGGGGCGCAAACGCGCTAAAGAATCTGCTCGTTTCTTCAAGACTTACAATAGTCGTATTCAAGCTGATGTACAATTTAATATGCGTAGCTTTGCAAACTTTATTAAGTTACGGAAAAGTGAACACGCCCAGAAAGAAATTAGAGAAATAGCTGAAAAAATGCTTGACTTGGTTAAGGGCATTGAAGATAATCCCTTTGAACATACCCTAAATAGTTGGGGATACTAACTACTGATTCTATGAAATACGCATATATTAATACAGTTGTAAACGATAAGAAGAAAAACAATGCAGCCCTTGTTTATTTTCAGATTAGTTCTGATGATGGCAGACATTTTCTTTTTACAGAGAACGAGCTAAAGAAAGCTGAAGCTCGCGCAAAAAAGAACCCAGAAGATCTTGACATTAGGAATCTTACCTTTACAAAAGATTAATTATGAAAAGTTTAAAAGTATTAAGTGATCCAGAAGAAACTTATGTCAGGGCTATCTGGTATTATCATGCTGAGATTGATGGCAAGAGAATTGTCGTTCAAGGTGATGAAACTTGGGATGGTGCAGATTACTGTATTTACCATTATGATGAAAATTGTCGTAATGGCTTTGGAGAAGAATTGGAAGGTGAAGAATTTGATAAGCTTTATGAGGAGCTTTCAGAAGCTGGTCTGTTCTCTCAGGGTGTTGAAAAAGGGTGGGATATTCCTTTAACTTATGGTGAAGATGAGTAATGAGCAAAACTCCTGACAATTTTCTTAGACCACCAGAAGAGGAGATCATATCTGATGACGATTTGTTTATTAGATTAGATTATTCCTCTACAAAGTATTATTTAGATGATTCTTGCAAAAAACTCCACAGGAACCATGGGCCAGCAGTTATTTATAATAATGGTAGTGTAGAATATTGGAGGCAAGGTCAATTGCATAACATTTCTGGTCCAGCTATTGAGACGAGTCGGGGTAAAAAAGTATACTATTTATATGGGCGCAGGTTAACTCATCAGCATTGGTTCTTATTCAAGCAAAGATATTCTCTTGACAAAGGGTCAGAAAATAGTGTAATAAGGGTACATGAAAATTACGGGGACACAGAAAGTTGAAATTAACATCTCAGAAAGCCAAAGGCATTTGATTGCTATAGACTATATATCAGAGGTTTTTGACTGGGATTCCGATTATTTTATTGAAGATGGTTGGGTTATTAAAAGAGAGATAGCCCATACTTCACATAGCTTCGAAATGAACAATAAGGTCAGGGAAGCAACAAAAGGAGATCAGTGCCTGTATGATATCTTTAAAACATTAAAGAAACAGGTTTTTTAATTTAACCATTAAAAATACTACCATCTCCCGTGTAGCGTAGTCCTGCATCATAAGGGGAAATATAAAGAGATTCTGGCATGTTCAGGTCTCTTATTTTTTTATTGAATTCACGAACAATATGATCATTCAGTTCGGAGGCATCATTTGTACCATAAAAACCAGTGACTTCTGCCCTGTAACTAACCCAATCTCCAGAAGTTAAACTGAAGTCGCAGTGAATCTCTCCTTGTTTTTGTCTAGGCATATTATTCTATACACAAAAAAGTCGCAAGTTTAAGCGGGATTTGGCCAAATAAGGGGCGTGAAATAAGCTTACGAAAAATAATATTCAACGGCATCATTTGAAATCGGAAATGTATAAGAAAAATCCAATGTTGCATTTCCGTCTAAATCGTGAGAATGACTCACAGAATTTAAAAAACAATTATAAACTTTTATATTTAAATTTGGATTTTCAGAAGATGATCCCAAAGGAGTTTCAGGTATTAAAAATGTAAAGTTTCCTTTTTCTACCACCAAGTTTGATAGATCCATTGTGTCATCTACATTATTTTTGATTACAGATATGCTTAAAGATCCTTGTGCTGGTAAAACTGGATATCTTCTTTTTGCTCCTCTTTGGCCAGCTCTAATTGTAGCTGTTCTTTCTATTCCAACAGAAAGAGAAATAGATTGGATAGGAAAGTCTGTAGAATTAATTCCTTCATCAAGGGTTGTGGTTAATGTAATATCTTGTGGTCTAAAAATATTTATTTTTGAAGAGTCTAGATCTAAATCAATTAGTGAGTTGCCTTCACTAACTGACAAAGAATCACACTGGTATCCATAAGAACCACGAGCCAATTCTCCTACGCTAAAGTCCAGAGAGAAGTTGGTTAAGTTTGCTTTTGAAAAAGTGGTTCTGGCAGTAGCATCTTTGAGTTGAATGGTTGATTCATCACAGCTTAAAAACTTCAAGTAGTTACCATTTGTATCTAAAACATGATCATTAACAATGAAGCTAATAGATGTATCAATGGGTTGATCTGCGGTTAAAATATAATCCTCTTGTTTGTAAGACCCAAGTTTTCTCAGTTCTTGAACATTCTTTGGATTCTCATAGCTGAAAGATTGAACTCCCCTAATCAAAGTGCTATCGATGTAGACTTGACTTTCATGAGAGTGAACTCTAGTTGCAGAAGGCATGTAATATATTACACAAAAAAACCCACTCCCGTAGGAGTAGGTTTTTGAAGGTGTGAATTTTTAATCGTTTTTACTCAATTTTTGGGGTAGTTTTCCTTCCTTTGCTCCATGAGCATTGCCTTTGCTAAGATTGCATAATTAACAATATCATCGCAAGCATCTTCGACACTCTCATTTGAGACTTTCAACTCCTTGTCGTTTGTAAAAGACCTAATCCTTTGAATCTTATCAATAACTCTAAGCAGTAAGCCTTGAACTGGGTCAATGCCAAGGACAGATGCAGCGTTAAAATTAGCGAAGGGATCATTGGCTTTTTCTCCACCAGTATAATCGCTATTTTTTTGTCTCATGATGTCCCTGCAAGTTTCGCAGGTATTTTTATGCAATTGTATTAGTTCTTCAGTTGTCATAATTTTTTCTTTCTTCCATTCTCTCTATATGCTTTTCCCATATATCTTTTTTCGCATTTTTTTTCAAAAACTCTTTGGCCTTATTAATTCTTTCTTTAGCTAAGTTAACTCTGGCTTGACGATAAACTTCAAAGGGGAATTTAATCCAACAAACTATCCCCGCGATTAATCCAAGTGGTATTCCAACAACAATAGACCCGACAAAAATAAATATTTCTTCAAAAAAAAGTTTCATTTTACTTTATACCAGTTTGGAGCTTGTCTTTTTGTCCACTTAGCAAAGCGGGACTTGTCATAATTATAGTACTCCCTGTACTTTTCGACAACAGAAAGATTTTCAAACTGAGGATGAGTCCTGCATTTTTGATCTTGACTAATTGCTACAGCAAATTCTGTAAGGGGTCCAGCAGGAACATTTGACCTGTGCATATTGAGCATACACCATTGAATGAATTGTGCCGAGAAGTGGTCTTTTTCTGTCCTGAATTTTTTTTCTCGCGCCATTGCTATACCATGACGGATTAGCCACATCATATTTGTTTTGGTTTTAGTGGCCCATATTGTGCAAGGGTGTTTCGCATAAGAATGTTTTCTAGGATTACCCTTCTGACTTCTTGGGCAATCTGGTTCAGCTAAGGTTTCCAGTGTGAAGCAGTTGGCTAGCATCTGTGCAGTTTCAACAATCATCTTGGAAACGTGCTTGTCGCAAAGATTTTTGGCTGCTTGGTACGGATCTTGATCGGTAACAAATATGTTCATGTCGAGGTCAGGATAATCGATTATTCACCTGAGTCAAGCCATTTTTTTCTGTTTTTTAATATTTTTTCGATATCGTACTTGTAACACTGAACCCCATTGTAGATAAAATCCCACAAAATACTCTCTAATTTGGGGCTAGGGTTTATTTTTTTCAGAATATCTTCGTAAACCTTCTTCTTTTCCAAATCTAAACCAGCTACGATTTGTTGGGCCTCCTTGATTAAATTTAACTCTTCCTTAACATCCATTTCTATATTTTCTATTTGATTTGGGATTTGTCAATTAGAAGTGTAATTATTTAAGATGAAGAGGCTTTCTTTTGTTGATGTTTTAAATGTAAAAATAAAAATCGTCTACGAAGAAATGGATGAGTGGGGGGAATGTTTAATGGATGATAAGTTAATTAAATTGAATAAAAAATGCCTAAAAGATCCAGAGCAGCATTGGTGGACATTGGTTCATGAAGTCACCCACATGATTTTTGAGATGACTGGCTTGGCTTTCATGGAAAGCAATGATGAGGAAGCTTATGTGCGGTGTGTTGAAAATTTGGTCATTCCTTGGGTACTGAAACACAAGGGGTTACAAAAAAAGTGATTTTTTAATCAAAAAGGTGTTGACCCAAATGATTTTCTGCCTATACTTGGGGCATGGAAATCAACAAGATATTCAAAGGAGCAATTGGGCAAGAGTCAGTCAAGCGCACTTTGAGTGTGTTCATTGACTCTTATAAGGCAACGAACCGCTTGCCATTTATTAACCTCACCACTCAGAAGGGCGGAGGTAAGACTTTCTTTGCTCGCAAATTCCGCGAAGCTCTCCAGCGTCCAGATGGCACTCGTCCTCCCATGCTTGAGATCAATGGTAAGACAATCCGAAATGCTCGCGCTTTCTTTGAGCAGGTTTATCCATTGTGGGTTGAACATAGTGCTTTCTTGTTTATCGATGAGGGACACAATATTCCCAAAGACTTGCAGGAAATTTTCTTGACAGCTTTGAATGTTGACAAGAATCCAGTTCGCACTGTGACTACAGAAGAAGGTACATTTACTTTTGATTTTAGAAAACTTTCTCTTTGTATGGCTACAACTAATCAGGAGAAACTTTGTGAGCCACTTCGTGACCGCCTAAGAGATATTTCTTTTGAAGATTATTCTGGGGAAGAGTTGTATGAAATCTTTGAATCTAACTTGGAGAAAAAAGTTAAGATCGATGATTCTACAAAGAAGGAGATTGTTTCTGTATTGAGGGGCAACCCAAGGGATGCTGTAGTCAAAGCTCAAGATGCTCAGACATATGCTTCCGCAACCAAGTTGAAAGTTTTCACTAAGACTGTATGGTCTGAATTTTGCAAGGCCATGGGGGTAAACCCAATGGGGCTATCCAATTCTGAGATTCAGATCGTGAAGACTCTGCGAGACAGGGGCGCGATGACACTGAATGGCCTCGCCTCTGTCACTGGATACCAGAAGCAAGCTATCCAGAGAGACTACGAGCAGATTTTGCTTAGGAAGAATCTAATGGAAATAGATGTCAAGAGAAAACTGACTCGACGGGGCATGAAATTTGCTCAAACAATTTAATGAAAAAAAACTTGACCTCAATCAAAAACCAACTATCATACGGGCATGGACAACGAACAAGACTTTGACTTTTCTCAGGTTGACATTTCTGTCAATGGAAGCAAGATCCAAGCGGATGACTTGTGGGGACTTATTGGCGGCTTAGAGCGAGCACTCAAAGATGCGGAAGTCCTAGACTATGACGACTCGCTTGAGGTTCTCTCTAGAGAGGCTAGAGCAGTTGTTTCAAAATGCGGATACTAATCTCAACATAAAACTAAACAAAAAAAATGGCAAAACGTGGAAGACCCAAAGGTGGCACATCATTTGTGAACATCAACCTAGAGCAACTCAATGACCTGTTTGGTCATAAGCAAGCAATTCCTGTATCAAGGGTTTGGTTGGAGAAGCTCAATGTTACTGTGGACTCGACTCCCAATGCAGTAATTACTAGTAGTGAAGCTCCTGCTGGAGAAGCAGCAAAGATCGACATTAAACTTGAAGCATGATGAGCGAGGTAGTAAAGTACGAAGTCTACAATCGTAAAGGAGATTGGATGGGAGGATACTCTCTAGAATTAGAGAGAGCAAATCCTAGTATTAATTGTCTTGACATGGCTAAACAAAATGCTTACCAATGTCAGGGTAAAGTTATCGCAGTCTCTTCGGATGGTTCGGAGAAAAAAGTATATCCAGAAAAATGAAAACTAAATTATTCTTAGCTACAACACTACCGCTTTGGGCGCTGGCAACTTGGAGTTGCTTTAGAAGCCCTGAAGTCAAAACAATCACAGAAGAAAAGATTGTTTATCCAGAAAAGGTCGAGGCATGTGTCTCTCTCACCAAGTTTCAATTAGAAAAGATGTTGAGCAATTTTAATGAGGATGATCATCCTTCAGAAATGATGCGGTTCAAGAGCCTTGTGAAGCGTGATGGTAATGGTTGGAGAATCTCTTCCACTCATCTATCTAAAGGTGCAGAGAAGCATCCTCTTCCAGAAGGTAGGTTCTTTGTTGTTGATGCTTCATTTATTGATTATCATGGTGAGTTTAAAGATTGCATTGATTACGCTCACAATTACAAAGAGCATCACGAATACATTGTAGTATCAGCTAAGTAGGGTGGTACGAGGGTTATAACTTTAACTTTATATGTCAAGCGCACTTACGAGAATGGAACGTATGCCGTCTACGAGGTGGGAAATCGCCCAGAAGATGCGGGAAGCTCGCTCCCGTCACTTGTTGCGCAGCTCAGAGGTCGCTGCGAAGCAATTACGCGTTTTCAAGGCGGCCACACCTATCACGCCGAGGAAGTCGGAATCTTCCGCGACCTCGCACCCAGATAGACCCACTAAAAAATGAACAAGAAAATTTTAATTGTAGGAACAAGAACTTGGGAGCTTACTAGCATCCACATGAAGTATTTTGTTCAAGAAGGAGCTAATATTGTAGGTATTATCGAATCTCCTACTGATACTATCACTTCTACCACCACGGGGGGAAGCAAAAGCAAACCTCTTAATGAATGGGCTGAAGAGCTTGATATTCCCAGTATTATGTCTGGTGATCCTAAGAGTAAGATGGTTCATGAATGGGTAAAAAAATTGCAACCAGATATTATTGTTGTGATTGGTTATCAATTCCTGCTTCCAAAAGAATTTTTAGATCTCGCCCCACTTGGAGTGGTAAACTTTCACACTTCTCATCTGCCTCGCCATTGTGGTAAGCATCCAGCTTTCTGGACTATTTGGTATGGAGATAAGGTTTCAGGCATGACTATTCACCAGATGGATGAAGGTCTTGATACAGGAAAGGTTCTTTATTGGAATAGTGTTCCTGTTGAAAATGGTGATACTGTAGATACTCTTTATAAACGTATTTGGGATAATGATAGAGGTCTTGTAAAGATTTTCTTAGAAGATTTAGAAGTAGGGGAACTGGGTTATTATGTCTCAGGGTTAGATAGTTTACCAGAGTACACTTACAATTATACGCCAACAGAGAGAGACTATGAGCTTGATTTTAGGTATGATGCACAAACAAATGCAAATAGATGCTCAATGAAGCCTACAGAGTTTTATGTTCGCACTAAAGCTGGTGAAAAAGTTTATCCATTAGATTATCGTGTTGTGGAAGAGGTAGGCAACTCTCGTAATTTTGAAGTGGGCAAACCATATCTTTATGAAGATTCAATAGCATATGTGACTCCTAATAAGTTGTTTGTAATTGATTCTTTCATGTCCCTTGGAGAACCGTTCACTGGAAATGGTTGGTGTCAAGGGCAAGGAGCAAAGAGGATTAAATAGAAACTCTAATATAAATGAAATTGACTTTATTACCTTTTGTTTTTCTCTGTGGTTGTACGACAAAGAAGTTAAAAGAAAATCCTGCTTGTATTTTTGATGACTATATGCTTATAGCCCCAAAAGTATCAGAGGAGAAAGTTTTTAATGATTTGCTCTTGCAAGATGTAGTAGAGAATTTAGAATTCTATACAGACGAAGAAATTATAAGTATTATTTTTGAATGACCTTTACTTACAATAGCCAAATGGTGGGCAAAAAAGATTGTCAGGAGCTAGCTATTTGTATTATTAATGCGGCTGGTAACCCTATTGATTTTGCTACTCACAAATTAACAGAAAAGCAATCATTAGATTTCATATCTGCAAAGAAAGGGGCGCACCTCTTTGGGGTTAAAGGTTGGAATTTAGATCCTGCTGATCATTATTCAGGTTATGCTGAGAAAACTGTGGAGGATTTGGGCTAGAACTATGGGAGAAAAGATTTCTCATGATTCAAGCGAAGCAGATGTTGCTGCTGCCATCAGAACTTTTTGGTGGCTAGTACATATAACTACTTGTGGATTTATTATTGCAAATACTATAAGACATTGGTAAAATGAAAAGAAACAGAAGAACACTAAAAGGCAAATTAAAAGATTTTATTTCAAGAGTTAAAATCTCCATGTTTGGTGGAAGATCAGATCTTGATATTGATAAAATTCTAAACCCTCCAAGCTGGAGAGAAAGACAGGTTCAGAATCAGAAGATCGAAGAGGACTTTGAAAGAAACCTCAAGGCAAAAAACAAAGAGGCTCATTGGTCCGATAAGTATGATAAAGACTTTAAGAAAATGGAAAAAGAAGTAGTAAGGGTAAGAGAAAATGGATAAAAATGAATTAGTTTGTACTTTAGTTGTTATTTTTATTTTTGTTATCTTGAGTTATTTGGGATTCTTTGATAAGTTCTTTGAAATGTTTAAAATGCTTTAAGTAACGCCAAATGAATACAGAAGAAACAACTACCTCCGCCGAAGTCCCAACAGTAGAGGCTCGCATGGGTTACTACAAGGACGCGAAGACTGACGAATGGAGGGAGAATGGAATAGGGATGGGCTGGTGCAGAGATTGCGGCGCTAAGATCAGGTGCTGTAAGTGTAGCGCGAACGACCAAGTTCTCACATCCGAGGAACGAGGATTGTGAGCAACGCCTTGTTCGAAATTACATGTAAGACACAAAATACGAGAACAAAAATGCTCAAATAAAAAATAATTTTTAGTATTGGCTCTGTGGCGGAATTGGTAGACGCTGCGGATTTAAAATCCGTTGATCCTAGATCGTGAGGGTTCGATCCCCTCCAGAGCCACCACCTTATGCTCTTGTAGCTCAGTGGTTAGATTTAAAGGGGTGTAGCTAATTGGTCTAGCGTTCGACTCATAATCGAAGGTAAGCAGGTTCGATTCCTGTCGCCCCTATTTCCAATCTCCAAGATGTGGATAGTGTAATTCAGTATGGCAATTAGCACAGATCAAATCGCATTTATCCAACTCTTCTGACAAACGATCTTCAGAAAACATAGCTAACTCTCTAGAACTCAAGTTGAAACTCTTTTTTTCTGGTTCTCTATGGTGAAAATTTAAAACGGATAGATTTTTATTATAGCCACACTTCATACAACATCCCCCTTTCAAAAGTACATACTTTTTCTTTCTATCAAAACGTCTTTTCTTTTGATCTTCATAAGTTTTTTTATTATGATTTTTTTTCTCCTCATTGCTCCAATCCTGATAATTTTTTAGTTTTGTTTCCTTGTCTACATCTGGTTTCGTATTGTGACTTCCCCAAGGAGAACAGTCAAAGCAAAACTTTCTGTTCGATAGGTTCCTCCTCTTACCTTCTATTACTACGCTTCTTGGGATAACGGCTTGACATTTTCTACATTCTCTCATGTGTATATATACACTTAAAAAAGAAAGTTCTCACAACTTTTTTTATAAAGCTACATTAGTTCGAATCCAGTCGGGCGCACCATTTTTTATTAGATAAATCTAAACCCATACATATAATTAATTATGAACAAAGACTCATTGCCTAAAATTATTTCCGACTTAAACGGCATCATTGATA